ACAAAAAGTGTATGTCTTCCAAAAGGTTTTTCTTTATTTTATCATAAATATTTAATAGGTAACTTCGATGAAACAGGAACTATTTTTTGGTTATTGAAATCACCTTTTATTCAAGAATTCATTGAAGAGTCTGAAAAATGGTCACTAACTTTTAAAATAAAACATTATAATGATTACTAAAAATCCAGATACTTTAGAAAATATTTTTTCATTTCCACTTCTAAACTTACAAAATAGAAAACATACTGCCTTTACACAAAACTACAAATTAAAAAAACCTTTTATTTTTGTAAATAATACTACACTTCTTGGTATAGAATTAGAAGTAGAACAATGTCCTAGTTGTATGGACTTTGAATATTTTTGGACAGAAACAGTAGATCATAGCCTAAGGAATGATGGTAAAGAATATATTTCTATCCCACTGAGAGCAAAACAAATTCCTTATGCAATTGAATATCTAACAGATAAATTAGATTATTATAATCCAATATACAAATTTTCTAATAGGTGTTCTACCCATATTCATTTAAATGTAAAAGATTTTACTGAAGAAAGATTAAAAGTCTTTATACTTCTTTACTCTATCTTTGAAAAACATTTTTTTAATATCGCAGGAAGTAAAAGAGAAAGTAATATCTTCTGTGTACCTTTATACAAAACAGAAGAATTAGAAAAAACTATCAATCTTCTCACAGACATATCTATTTGGAATAAATATAATGCTTTAAACTTAGGTTGTATTCTTGGATCAAATGACAATCAGAAAATAGGTACAATAGAATTTCGACACTTATATGGTACATTAGATACAGATATCTTATATCCTTGGATTAACTCTATTATAGAACTGAGACTCGCTAGCTTACAATATTCTTATGAAGATTTAATTAATAAAATTCAAACCTTAAATACTACCTCAGAATATATTGCTCTATACAAAGAAGTATTTAAAGTTACAGCACTACCTCTCACATTTATTACTAAATTAGACTTTGAATCTTGTATTACAACAACAAAATTATCCCTATTTAAAAAATTAGATATTACAAATACATTAATTAGAAAAGATTATGAAAAAAGTTTCTTCGCTAGTATATTTCAACCAGCATTAAAAACAAATTCTGAAACAACATCCAAATTATTTTTTAATAATTTATCAAATCAAACCCCTTTGATGATGTTATGAATCACCAACCAGGACTTCAATAAATGTGTGGACTCTTTTGTATTATTTCCAAAAGTGAATATGGCTTTACAGATAAACAAATTAATATTTTTACACAAGGATTATTTGCTGACACACTAAGAGGTGAAGATTCAACTGGTGCTTTCTCAGTAACAAAATCAGGAAACGTACATACAATTAAAGATGCAGTTCCTGGTCATACATTTATTAAAAATAAAAACTTTGAGGATTTCTTAAAAGATCAATATCTTTATGGAAAAATCTTGGTCGGTCATAATCGTTCAGCAACTCGTGGTGTAAAAACTGATAAAAATGCACATCCTTTTATTAGTGGCAACACTGTTCTTGTACATAATGGAACACTACTTAGTCACCATCATCTTGCAAACACAAATACAGATTCAGAAGCTATCTGTATAGCATTAGATAAAAAAGAAAATCCTATTGATATTTTATCAGAACTTGATGGAGCTTTTGCTCTAATTTGGTATAATGCAAAAACAAAACAATTTCATGTTTCTCGTAATAATCAAAGACCTTTGTGGATTCTAGAAACTGAACATTATGACCTTATTGGTTCAGAAGCTAAACTTTTGGAATGGATTTCATGGCGTAATAGTGGAAAAAATGTAGAAGCTAAATATTTTGAAGAAAACATGCTCTATACTTGGGAATTAGATAAGGTACAAGATGGATTTGAGCATACAACAAAATATGAAAAAAAAAAAATCCAGACCCCTTTTATCATCAAGCAAAAGCATACCAAAACTATTGGGAAAATGGCTGGGGATACGACTAATTTAGTTAGAATTCTTCCAGATTTAAATTTATTTTATAATACACCTATTAAAGTAACAATCACAGATTCAAAAGTATTAGGAGAGCATATCAAAGTTATGGGTATTAACACTGAATACCCACAACTTACTTTTCAAACAATTATTCATAAATCAGTATGTCCAGATTTAAATAAACAGACAGAAATCCTCTGTTTACCTCACACAAGGATGACTCAATTTGATAAAATTACTCTTTACTGTATCTATGATCCACAACTATTACTCTTAAAAACAATTAATAATACTAGTATTATTTTAAATAAAGAACAACAAAAATGTTCTCATTGTTCCCAAACAATTACTCAAAACGACGATAAGAAAATATGGATTAGATATACTAAATTTAAAACAATTAAAACAATCTTATGTCCTAAATGTGTTGCTAAAAATGATAATCTTTCTTTTATGTATGCTGAAAATCAAACATGATTACTAAAATTATTCCAAATCCAAATGTAGATTCCTTAATGAAGTTGGATCAACTAGAACAATACATTTCTAATTTTTATAGTTTTGTAACTAAACTTACTCCAGAAACAGTAAGTATTGCACATCCCTATGTAAAGTGCCGTGATTTTCTAAATGACGTTCTTATTTTTTCTACTTACATTAAAAAAGATATAGAAAGAATTTATGGTTTTTCTCTAAAAATTAATAAAAATCCTATTGATTGGGGAAATCCACAATTTCTAATTAAATATAAAGATATAAAAGAATTAGATCTTTTTATTAAAAATTTACATTACTTACATCAATTTGAGGATTTCTATGAAATTTCTAAAACCTCTGTAGAAAGAACAAACTTTAAAAAGATTATTTTAATTTCTTTTTCCTCTTTCTGGGTATCAAATACATTAAGTCTTAGTTTTTATACTTATATTCTTAGATGTCTTTCTTATCCATTAGAGGGAAATCTTTGGGAATTTATTAACAGTTATGAAATAACAAAAGAAGATTGGAATGATGAATCCTATCTCACATTAAATCCAGAAGGACGTTTAATAGAAGATATTATTCCAAATAATTTATCATTTTTTATTCAAAATTTACCACAAATTGTAGAACAAAATCATAATTACTCTTATTTACAGTTTTATATTAAGACTAATAATGATTATCATATTCACGATCAAGCAGGTTTTGTTTCATTTCTATTACACCACTATAAAACCATTTTTAACAACATAGACAATAAGAATAATAAAATATGTCCAGCAGATGTAGAAGTTGTAACGTAATACTAACAGAAGAAGATCTAAAAAGAAAATGGTATTCCTCACAAGAATATACAAATTTATGTTATTACTGTTTTACAAAAGCTAATGACATTTTAGATTATCAAGAGGAAGAGGATATTGACCTATTTTACTCATCACTCCCAATGCCCTAAATGTGCAGAAATTGGTAAAGATAATAATGGAGATAATCTTGCTCATTACTCAGATGGTTCTAGTTACTGTTTTAGTTGTCATTTTTCAACAAACAAAAAATATCTACCTAAAAAAGAAAACAAAGAAAAACCTCCCATTAGTTTTCCAACAGATGGTTTGTTTGTATTAACAGTAAAAGAAGTTAAAGACTACTGTAATAAATACAATCTTACTGAGGACTTCAGAAGAAAGAACCTAATTGTTTGGTCCCCCTATTGGGAAAGACTTTGTTTCCCCATCTTTGATGACACTGGATTAATTGCTTGGCAAGGACGGTCATTTAATCCAAAGAAATCCAAATGGTATTCACAAGGAGATTTAAAATCCATACTACATATACTAGGGACCAAACAAACAAAATACTTAATTCTAGTAGAAGATATTATTTCTTGCATAGTCCTGGCCGGACTCCCCTCAGTTTCGGCATCGACATTATTTGGGAGCCATCTATCAATAAACAGACTTCAACAACTTCAACTATTAGGCTACGTCAAATTTATTTTATGGCTTGACAAAGACAAAGAAAAAGATTCTTTAAAATACAGTTATAAAGCTAGACAACTAGGCTTTGATTGTGTTAGTCTTGTCACAGAGAAAGATCCTAAAGACTATGATAAACAAACAATAAAAAACCTCTTGACAGAAAGACTAAAATATGCCTAGTACCTATGCAAAAAAACAACCAAAAAAACTTAGAAAAAATTCAACAGATTTTTTATATTCAAAAGGTTTTAAACCAAAAAAAACATTAGAACAATGTACTAATTGTGGTAGAACAAGATTATTTTATCCTACTTGGGCATCTAAATGTAGTTGTGGAGGTGTGTATCAAACATTTGGGATACAATCACACTTTAGGAAAGAATAAATACTTGACAGAAAGAACAAAGTATGCTACACTTAATTAACTTATTATGTATATATGATATATACTATAAGTATCATAATATAATATATGATTTAATTAAAGACAATAAAGAATTAGTTACTCTATATAAATATGTAAGTAATCTTATAACTAAATATGAAAGAGATATCTCTTATGAAGAACTAGCTTTATACATTCTTGTTAATATTGTAGAAAAAGATAAAGAGAAATACTCTCTTCTCCTTAAAGATCTAAAAGAACAAACAACATCTACTCTCTTGTTAGATGATCTCTTAATTGACCTTGTTCAAAAACACAAGGCTCAACAACTAGCAATCCACGCTATAGAGGTCACAGAAGGCTCAAAATCTTTTAGTGACCTCCTACTATTCACACAAGAATTAAATTCAACCACGGCCCTTACAGACACCTTAGAGGGGTATTCTAACTTTGTTACAGATGACCTAGATGAACTCTACAACGAAACTATCCACAAACCAGGTCTTAGATGGCGTCTCAACGCTCTTAACAGAAGCCTCGGATCTCTCCGCAAAGGTGACTTTGGATTTATCTTTGCTCGGCCTGAAACTGGAAAAACTACGTTTCTTGCATCAGAAATTAGTTACTTTGCCGAACAATGCAATAGTCCAATCTTATGGTTTAAATAATAGACCAGCTTAAATTGTGTGAATTCGGTGAAACTCTCTAGTAGACAATACCGAGCCAAGTATACTTAATCCCTACCACCAAATAGGAGTCAACTTATGTTTAAAGTTATTGAGCATTACCCAAACTATGAAGTAAGTTATACCGGAGTTGTTCGTAATAGAACAACGGGAAATAACATGAAATGGATTAATAATGGTAAAGGTTACTTTACTGTTAAATTATATAACATAAACACGCCAAAAGGTAGATTGTGTTTAGTACATCGGTTAGTACTTAGTACACACGATGTATTTATTCCTGATGGAAATCTGGATGTAAATCACATTGATGGTGATAAAAGTAATAATCATATCCATAATCTTGAATGGGTTACAAAGTCTCAAAACACACGACATGCTCATCTAACAGGGCTATTTAAAAATAAATTGACTATAGAAGACGTTAAAAAAATTAAGCAAGAATTATCACAACAGCATGATTTTGCTTTTCTTGCTAAAAAACATAACGTTGGACGAACTACCATTTGGAAAATTGCAAATGGCGTTCTTTATGATTATATATAAAGGTGTAACGACTAATTGTAGTGCCAAGTGGCACGAAGCGCACAACACTCAGTGAGTGATGAGATAGTCTGTTCTGCATAGCAATATGCAGCCCTATGGCACAAGATTAACGCCCTTGTGTAAACATAAAGTAACAATGAAGAACAAGGAAGCAAAGTCCAGTTACGCATCTATCAAGCATCAACCGGAACAAGACTGATAGAATTATTTAATAATAAAACTAGGTATAAAGATGAATATTCCCACAAAACAGGAAATAGAATCAAAGTATTCGATTCGACCGGAATTACAAAACACACTGTTGAGACAATCATTATCAACAGCAAACCAGCATGTATTGTTTTTGACCAACTTGATAAAATTCAAGGATTTTCAGGAGACCGTGAAGACTTACGACTTGGCGACATTTATATATGGGCTAGAGAACTTGCAAAGAAATACTGCCCTGTTATTGGAGTATGTCAAAGTGATGCATCAGGAGAAGGAAAACGATGGCTAACTATGGACAATGTAGCCAATGCTAAAACTGCTAAACAAGCAGAAGCAGATTGGATTATTGGCATTGGTAAAACTCACAATGAGTCTGAAGAATATCAAAGATTCTTGTCTATTTGTAAAAACAAACTAATGGGAGATGAGGATACAGAACCTATGCTTAGACATGGACATTTATCAGTAAGAATTCTTCCAGATATTGCGAGATTTGAAGACTAATGTATAAAATTATACAAGAAACACAAATTATAGATATTAAAATAGAATCTTGTGTAGAATGTCCAAATTTTTATACTGATCTTAAAAATAAAACATTTACATGTTTAAAATCAGATAAAACTTTACCTTATATTTATAAATTTCCTATTCCTACTAATTGTCCTTTACCTTAAATAATATGCCTACATATAGAACAAAACAAGTATTACGTATTGCTAAATTAATTAGAGATGCTAAGATTTCTACAAAAGATAAAGTAACTATTACTAAACTCTTCAATGAAATGTTTTTAGAAGATAATCCTATTTATAATGATAAACAATTCATAGCTATTTGTAATTCAACTATGGATGATAAAACATTATGGAATTACAATCGTATGTTATCTTGTGGAGATTTAAATGATTGAGTTTAAACCTTGGCCTAAAATTATTATGGATAAGTAAATGAAAAAATTATATGGATTAATTTCTGATAATGGTGATGGTAGTAATTCAATACACTGGTATACTAACAAAACCCTTGTAGATTATCTTTTAAAAGAGGATGAAACATATTATGCTAATGAAGGTTCACCAGCAGTTACATTAAATTTACCAGATGATTTTAATTTAAATACATTAGGAACTTTTTATATTAATAAACAATCTCTTGAAGAATGGGAAGAAACCTTTGAAGACCTTTGATATCCCAATTAATATTAAAGTACAAGCTAAAGATGAACAAGCTGCAGAAAAGTTTGTCTTTGATTTTTTAAAAATGGCAACAAAGGAGTTTGGTGTTGAACAAAAGATTGTGGATTGGCAATACTTTGAATTCCTTGAAGAGGAATCCAGTTGTCCTGGATGTGGAAACCACAACATCGAATAAAGGTAATCCTTTTGATGAAACAAACAAATTAATTACAATACAAAGTAAAAGTAAAAAAAATGTTAATGTTTATCATCCTAGTACTTTTATTGATTTGGTGGAGCATACATCAAAAACCTCCTGTATAATTGGATCAAACTTAAAATTTGATCTTAATTGGTTAAAGAGAGAACTAAACTGGACTCCACAATGTCCAGTCTGGGATTTACAAATAGCTGAATTTTTATTCTCATATCAGAATTGGAAATATCCAGACCTAGATACAATAGGAGTAAATTATAATTTAGGTTCAAAAATACATGGAATTAAAGAAAAATATTGGGATCAAGGTATTGACACTGACCAGATTCCTCTGGTAGAATTAGAAGAATACGGTAAAAGAGATGTAGAACTGACATACTCAGTATTCTTAGAACAAGTAAAGAAGTTCTCTACAACAGAACAAGATCTTTTCCCTCTATTTAGATTACAATGTAATGATCTTCTTGTTCTACAAGAGATGGAATATAATGGTTTAATTTATGATGAAGAGGAATCCTTACAAACAGCAACTAAACTTGAACTTGAAATTAAAGCTATAGAAGAAAAACTTAACAAGATTCTTAATAATCCTGGGATTAATTATAATAGTAATGATGATATTTCCATTGTATTATATGGAGGAACAAAAGAAATTATTACTAAAGAACCTATTGGATTTTATAAAACTGGTTTAAAAATAGGACAAATACGATATCAAAATGTAAAAACTAATAAAGTATTTCCTAGATTAGTTACACCATTAAAAGGTTCTGAATTACTTAAAGAAGGCTTTTATAAGACAGATGAACCCACATTAAGAGCACTTGTTACAAAAACATATACTAAAAATATAATTACCTTACTTTTGGAACGTGCTAAGTTAGAAAAAATTAATGGTACATATTTAAAAGGATTACCTAAACTAAGAGAAAAAATGAACTGGCCCCCTAATAAGTTATACTCAACTCTCAATCAATGTATGGCAATCACAGGTAGGTTGTCTAGTAGTAAACCTAACCAACAAAACCTCGCTCCTCTTGCTAAACAATTTTGTATAAGTAGGTATTAATGAATATTCTAATGATTCCTGAAGATAATGTAGTAGAAAAAGATGAAAAATATTTCGATGTTTTAAAAGGACTTTGTTATGCAGTAGATAAATTTGGTATTGATATGGTTATTACAGATCTAGAAGAAATTCAAAAAGAATTAGAATCCTGTGAAATGAAAAAAGAATAACATGATTATCAACATAGATGTAAAGAGTCTCGAATGGTGTACGTATTTTTTTTTATCTCAAGATAAAACAGGAATTGATGAATGGATTTCAGTATTAGAAGACCCAACTAAAAATGATATTCATACAGCAAATCAAATTGCTTTTACTCTACCATCTAGATTGATTTCAAAGATCTTTCTTTTTAGATGGATTTATAGAGGATCAGCATATGCCTATGCTAAAGATCCTGATTTTAAATCGGTAAGTACATCACAAGACTTTTGGCAATCTGTGATTGATAAATATTATTCTAAATATAATAAAATCTATGAAACCCACATACGTTTTATCAAAGAAGCAACAACAACAGGAATTATAATAAGTCCCTTTGGTCGAGTACATAAGTTTACTCCGAAACAAACTTATAGGGGATTACAATACAATGAATCTGATATTACCAACTGGCCAAATCAAGGACTAGGTGCTGATGTTGTTTCAATGATAAGAGTAGTTGCTAAACATAGGTTAGATAAGTTACAGTTACAAAGTAAATTAATTAGTACAGTACATGATTCTATTGTACTGGACAGCCCGGATACTGAGATAGAAGTTGTTGCAAATCTTTTTGATAAACTATTCCGAGATTTACCAAAGCTTTTATCTCAGTATTTTTTCTTAGACTGGAATATACCCCTACGTGGGGAAATCAAAGTTGGTCCAAATATGTTAAACTTAAAGGAACTTGTATAAATGTCTGAAATTTGTATTGAAGTAAAATCAGTTGATCTTGTAAAAGCTACCACTAAAAACAACAAACCTTATGAGTTTGTTGATCTTATGTACAAGAATAAAAGCTTTCAAGATAAAGTTGAAGGTAAAAAAGTTATGCCTTTTGGTAACAAAGAAGTCTTTGACGTTTTGAAGAATTCAGAAAAGGGTGATGTATTCTTTATTGGTAGGACCAAAAATGCAGATGGCTTCTGGGATTGGGATAAAATCTCAGCAGAGAGTAACTCTCATAAACAAGTAGAAGAGGTCGGTCATCCAATCTCAAAATCTCCTGTTGGTAAATCAGTATCCTCTGGTGGTAATTGGGAAACTGCTGAAGATAGGGCAAAGAAACAAGTATATATTATTCGTCAATCCTCACTTACCAATGCTGTTAATACTCTTGTTGGTAATGTAAATCCTGATGATGTTAAAGTAACTGCACAAACTTACATTAACTTTGTGTTGGGAATTGACGATCCTGATGTAACAGAGGATGACATTCCTTATTAATTATTAGGACGGTAACTCAGTTACGCCGGATGACGTAACCGGCACTTTTTAACAACATAAAAATAATAATATGGTACATGTTAATAATTATATCTGTTTATATTGTGCTAATATATTTAGCACACTCAAGAATGAAAAAGAAATAATTAGATGTCCTACTTGTGGATCTCATAAAGTAGGAAAACAAGAATATAATCAAGTAAGGATCAAAATTGACAATCCTAATAGATGGAGATATTGTGGCATGGAGAGTAGCTACCAGTATCCCTCATGGTGCTAGTTCTTATTTACTTTATGAAAGATGTAATAGATTAATATCTTCTATCTTTATGAATACTGATACAGAATATGAAAATTATAGAATATTCTTATCTAGTAAAGAAAAACCTAATTTTAGAAAAGTAATTAATCCTGAATACAAAGCTAATAGAGATAAAAATGAAACACCTCCTCTTGTCTATACATGTAAAGAATATCTTGACAAAACATGGGGAGCAGAGTATATTGTAAGTTATGAAGCTGATGATGCATTAGCATGGAATCAAACATCAAAAACAATTATCTGCACTATTGATAAAGATCTTGACATGATCCCAGGAATGCATTATAATTTCATCAACAATAAAGCATACTCAGTAACAGAACTAGAAGGCTTACAATTCTTCTATAAGCAAATGCTTATAGGTGATTTAGCAGATAATATCTTTGGTGTTTATCAAATTGGACCAAAGAAAGCTGCTAAACTAATTGATCATCTTACAGATGAACAAGATATGTTTGATGTTGTATATGATAAATATAAAAATCCAAAAAGATTTGTGATGAATGCACAAGGCTTATGGATACAACAAGAAAGGGGTCAAAGTTGGGTACACCGACAAAACTTAAATTTAGCCAACCCATGCAAACAAGAGGTGGATCTGATGTTAGACTTTATGACATCTATGAATCTCGATACATCAATGGAGCCTATTATTATCAACCATTAGATAAATGGTATCCAGTACAATGGAATTGGCAAGGGGAGTATACTGATGGAAGTGGTAGTAGTTTAGATCTTATTAATGTAGTAGATAAATTAGATGCTGCATGACTATTAAACGACGATCTAAGCTTGAGGAAAACTTTGAATATTTATTAAATGATTTAGAAGTAAAATATAAATATGAAGATACTAAACTTACTTATATTGTACCAGAATCTAAACATACATATTTAATAGACTGGTCTCTACCTAATAATATCTATGTGGAAACCAAGGGCTACCTCTCAGATCATAAAGAAAGATCAAAATATATCCTAATTAAAGAACAATATCCTGAATTAGATTTACGATTTGTATTTATGGATTGTAATAAACTATGTGGTGGTGCTAAATATTCACATGGTACATGGGCTACTAAACAAGGATTTAAATATTGTTCTATTAAAGATTATGAAATAATTAAAGAATGGTTAAATGAAACATCTTGTGATTCCTGACACACAGATTAAATATGGAGAAGATTTAACCTTTTTAACATGGATTGGGGCATATATAGTTCAAAAAAAACCAGATGTTGTTATTCATCTTGGTGATTTTGCTGATATGTCATCCCTAGCATCTTATGATGTAGGTAAGAAGTCCTTTGAAGGACAAAGGTATGTAAAAGATATTGAAGCTGCTCATATTGGTATGCAACTTCTTTTACAACCCTTAGTAGATTTTAATCTTAAAGCAAAGAAGAATAAAGAAAAACAATATAAACCAAGGCTAGTTCTTACATTAGGTAATCATGAACAAAGAATAGAAAGAGCAGTTAATGATGATCCAAAACTAGAAGGTTTAATCTCATATGAGGATTTACCTTATAAATCTTGGGAAGTTTATCCTTATCTTAAACCAGTAATCATTGATGGTATTGCTTATTGTCATTATTTCCCTTCTGGTGTTATGGGGAGACCCACAGCAACTGCTTATCTCTTAGTTAGTAAGATGCATATGTCTTGTGTAGCAGGTCATCAACAAGGAAAACAAATAGCTTATGGAAAGAGACCTGATGGATCATTAATAACTTGTATTATTGCTGGTAGTTGTTATGAACATAATGAAACTTATATGGATGTACAAACCAATAATCATTGGAGAGGTATCATTATATTACATGAGGTTAATGAAGGATCATTTGATGAAATGTTTGTTAGTCTCAAATATTTGAAAGAAAAATATGAATAGAAGAAATGCTCTTTATAATTGTAAAAACCCATATCAAGGACCTGAGAAAAGGGTATTAGCAATTTGTTCTGCTGGACTACTTAGATCCCCTACAGTAGCTTGGTTTTTAGGACAACATAATTATAATACCCGTTCTTGTGGTATTCATGATTATGCTTTAATCCAAATGGATGAAGTTCTACTAACATGGGCAGATATTATTATTTTTGTACATCCTCATTTACGAGAGGATGTAACTCTTACAAATGTAGATAATATTTTTGTATTTAATATCCCAGATGATTTTAGTTATAAACAACCTGAACTCTTAGATCTCATTAAACAAGAATGTATTAAACATGGATTAATAAATGAGTAAATCCACTTGGAAATCTGTAATTAAAGATATAAAGAAACGTGATAAGTTTGGAATTAAAAAGTATAAAATTCCATTGAACACCACAACAAAAAAAGATATGCTAGTAGAACATTATGAAGAACTACTAGATGCTATTGTATATATTAAAACATTCATTTTACAAAGGAAACAGAATGCAAGCAAATGAATACCAAAAACAAACAGGTAGTACTGCAATTTATCCAGGTGCAGACACAGGGGATAATCGAGAACTTGTGTATCTAGCCTTAGGTCTTACATCAGAAGCAGGTGAAGTAGCTAGTAACATCAAGAAACTTATTCGTGATGGTCAATATAAACCTGGTGATCTTGCTTATGAACTTGGAGATGTATGTTGGTATGTAGCTCGTCTTGCTTGGGCAATTGGTTATGACTTTTCTGATATCCTTAAACTTAATAATGCGAAACTTACAAAACGAAAAGAAGCTGGAACTCTTAAAGGTTCTGGAGACTCTAGGTAATAAAGTACCTGTAGCTTGTACTCATGATCATGTATATTTATTTGAACAACAACGACAAATTATTAAAATTCTCAGAGAATTAATTTATGAAACTTTATAAAGTTCCACGTAATAGTAAAATCCGTATCTTAGAAAAAGAAGATGCTATAGGTCCTCCGGGATCTATAGCTTTAAATTTACAAGATACTTATTATTTTGGACATATAGATGGTATGTATTCTTACTGTAAGACTCACGATGGTGTTGTTGCTCATATACCAGCATGGGCTGAAGTGGAGATTGTCCATGAATGAAAAACAAGAACATGATTGGAAATTCAAAGGTTGTATTCCTCATAATGGAGAATACTGGTATAAATGTTCAAAATGTGAATGTGAAGATTGGATTGCTAGTTATGGTACACGTGATCAATTAATGCCTAAAGAATGTATTAAAGATGAAAATCGCAGAATGTAAAGTAGAACTTATTGATAGTATGGGGACAGATCTTTCTGTAGTTAATGCTGCTAGAGTATCTTTCCATAAAGAAAGCTTCTATGAATTTGATATGGATGATCCTTTTACAGCATATCTTTCTAATAAAGATATGAAACTACTAAAGTATCTTGCAGATCACAATCATCATACTCCATTTGGACATTGCTTCTTGTCTTATAGAATTAAAGCCCCTATCTTTATTGCTAGACAATTAGCAAAACATCAAGTAGGTCTTTGTTGGAATGAGGTTTCACGTAGGTATGTGGATGACGAACCTGAGTTCTTTTTCCCTAAAAAATGGCGAGGAAAACCTATAAATGCCAAACAAGGAAGTACAGGAGAGTTTGATCCAAATCAACTAGAATATAATTTAGATATGTGGAGTAGAACTATTTGTGTAAATGCTCTAGATCTTTATCAAAAATGTATCAAAGAAGGTTTAGCACCCGAACAAGCAAGAATGTTTCTTCCACAAAACATGATGACAGAATGGATTTGGTCAGGATCTTTACTTGCATTCATGCGAATCTGTAATCTCCGGTTAGACTCACACACACAAAAGGAAACACAAGATGTTGCAAAAGAAATTGCTTTTTACTTAGAAAAAGAAT